TTCGAAATCCTGATTGACATTGGCTGGCTGGAGCAAGTAGAGTATTCCCTAGAGGATGGCGCTATCCGGCGCTTGAACGGCGGTGGAGCGGCGACGAAAGAAAGAACAGAACAGAAGGGAACAGAACAGAACAGAACCGAATTGGAGTCTGATTTTGCCATCTTCTGGGAAGCCTACGGAAAAGACGTAAAGAGAAAAGACGCCCTGGCGTGGTGGATCAAGAGATCTCCCAGCGTTGACCTACTTGATCGAATGCTCTACAGCATAGAGGTTCAGGCAAAGACAAAACAATGGAAGGGTGGATTCCAGCCTGATGCCATCAACTGGTTGGAGGGGGAGCGTTGGGAAGATACGCCGCCCAGAATGCGAGAGGACCTGATCCAGCGTGCGTGCCCCGATTGTTCTAACAAACCTGATGAGGACCGGAAAGGCTGTACAACGTGCGCCGGTAAGGGGTATATTTACACATCATGAAAAAGAGAGACTGGGAAAAGATGTCGCTCGACGCCTGGGAGAATGCCGGCGGAACGTGTGAATCATGCGGCCATCAGCTATCACCGGGATACGCGCCAGCACACTTGATTCCACGGCAACCGTGGGACGAGACGCTTGACGAAAGCTGGAACCTTGCACTCTTGTGCATAGCGCCGAACCAATGTCACACGCTGTTCGATGAGAACCGTCACCTTGCACTGTTCGAGGATTGGTTCTTTATCCGGGCAAGTGAAGACTGGCGCATCGCCGAACACTTCCTTGGCCGATATCACAGAGCCGTTGCGAAAGGGTTGATCATATGAGCCAATGCCAGGAGCGGGATATGAGCCGGATATCGCCAAGGAACGTAAAGGTCCTAATCGATGCTTTAGTCACTAGCATTAGAGAGGCGTTCCGCTTGAGGATGTTGCCGGCCACGCTTCTGGCGTTGCTTCTATGCACCACCGCACATGCCGGCACGTATGTTGTCAGGTCAAATGATTCACTCTGGAAGATTGCCAAGAAGACATGGGGCAACGGAAGCCAGTGGCCCAGGATCTACGCGGCCAACAGGAACACGATCAAGAATCCCAACAGGATCTTCAAGGGGATGAAGCTGACGATCCCTGACAGGGCGCGCACGCCACGCCGGATCAAGGTCAGGCTTCGCAAGTATTGTGACAACTGTCGCATCTGCCAGACCAATGGCCGGACGTCCACGGGAGAGAGCGCGTATAAACACAACGGCGTTGCCGCACCTGAAGCGGTCTTCCCTCGTGGCACGGTCCTGAACATACCTGGCTTCGGATACAAGGTTGTCAACGATACCGGCGGAGGACTTCGAAGTCTCTACCGGCGCCGGCGGATTGTCCAGGTGGAGATCTGTACCGGCGAAGGTCATCGGGCGAACTACCGATTCGGCCATAAGGACATATGGGTGACCATTCATGAATAAGCTATTTGACTTGATCGATGAGCGCATGTCGCTGGGTATGTTCCTGGCCATCCTCATCGGGATTATGGTTCTAATGTATATTTTCAGGCCGCGCAAGAAAGGAGAACAGCGGCACAACTGATTGATGAAAGGGGGGGCACTATGCCCGAGATAAGAACAGGCGATATTGTAACAGTGACGAACTTGCTGCCAGCGCAAGAGATGTTGGCGCTTGAGTATGTTGATCGTATTCACGGGATGAACGTGAACGAGACGCTTCTAATGGTCCGTTGCTTCTGGTACGACATCAACGGCGAACCACACAAGGATGATTTCCCCGCGATCGCACTGACCGTGGCCAAGGCCCTGACACCGTCCCAGGATGAAGAGACGGAAATCGATGAAGACAGCGTCCCATTTTAAGGGGGTGAAATAATGCCGTGTAGAAAGCGCCGGTACATGTCAAAGCAAGATGCCTTGATAGGCGCCAGCCGAGCATTGGATACAGCGCGACGATCGAAGACCGCTGAAGATCTTCAAGGGCGCCACTGTCGCGCCTACTATTGCCGGTACTGTGAAGGCTGGCATATGACAACCCAAGAAAAGAGGAACCCACATGAGAAGCTGCAAAGACCGCGTCGATAGCTGTTCATTTTTCTACTTCGGAAGCTGCCACATGACCGGGCATGACTTCATCAAGTGCGATCACGAGACGGTGGAAGTCGTCAACCCTGACGCACCCATCCCGCTTGAGGTCATCAACGCGATCGCTGAAGAGATCCAAGAGTTCAGCGCGACTTGGCGCGAAGTCGATCTGTCGGGAATCTGGACGCTGTTGGATGAGATCCGGGCGCTTGAGCTTGCCACCAGGAATGAATACGACCGCGTCATCAGCGACGATCGGGCTATGCGTATCCGCGTGAAGCTTGTCCGAATGGCCGCGATCTCCGTCTTCATCCTGTCAGAACTTGAGGCCACGGTATCAACGGTGAGGCATGACCGAACGTAGCAAAGGACTAGAACTGGCCACCAGGAACTTTCTACAGTGGCACAACATCGAGTATATCAGGATTGAATATCGGTGTTTTGGGTGCGGGCAGATCCTCAACAAAGACGCCGCCGACTTCCCTGATTATTACTGTTATGAGATTGACGTGTTCCTCGAGTGCAAGACTGGCAAGTGCAAGCAGACGAAGGGACAGCGGGCATTCCGTGACGCCGTCGTTGCCCGTGGCGCCAGACACATCGAGGTCCGCGATACGATCGATGAACTATTGAAATGGAAAGCCACGTGGGGCGGTCGAAGCCCAACGGCAAAGGGGTAATGATTGTGAGTGACAGGACAATGGATGCGTTGGTCAAGTCGTTCCAGACAATAGAACAGGCGTGTGCGAAGATCGCCGACCTCAAAGAGAGGGACGCCACGGCGTGCCAGATCATCCCCGAGCTTCGGGCTGAGATTGAGCGGTTGAAAGCGGAAGACGCTTGTCGCTGTTTTCAATGTGGTGGTCCAGTGATCAGTGGCTCTTGCATGAATGCACACTGTGGAGAACCACAAAGTGTTGAAATGAAGTCGGCAGATGAACGCATGGAAACCGAACACGAGCAGTTCCGGAAACTCTGCGAGGTTCTTGGGACTGACGCTGGCGTTGTTGGCTACGCCATGCGCGCCATTGCCGAACGCGACAAGGAGATTGAGAAGCTTCACATGGGTGATCATGTGACTGGTCCAGCAACAACTGTTTGGGGGCAGAAGATGGTCGCGCGTAACAATGAGCTTCACAAGCGGATCACCACCAAGGACAAGAGAATTGAGGAGCTTGAAGAGTTGGTGGCTGGGGTAATAAACCTTCTTGAGGCCGGAGATTTATCCAGGGACAGCCAGTGTCACATTGCACGTGATTTACGAAACGAGATACTGCCCACGCAATCCCCAGAGGAGGAGCAATAGAGATGACAGAGAAGCAGTGTGAGAAGAACGGGACGCATAGGTATACATGGCCTGGTAAGCCCGAGGCGGTCGCTTGCGAGAAGCACGTTCGTGCGATACGGAACATCGCGGCGGCGATCGGGCTACCGTTGCAGATGATACCGTTGAGCGAATCGGATTCGGCGGTCGGCATTCAATGCAGTTCATTCGATGCCCCAGGGGACAAGAGGTGAGCGCGTCAAAGCTGTTGGACTGCTTGCTGGCAAAGCACTCGAACGATCTCTGTGTTCCAGAATGCAAGGACGGTGCCACGTGGACCCGGGCGGAATCGTTCCGAATGGATCTCTGGGTATTGCGCCGATCGTATACCAAGCCATGTACGACAGCGTATGAGATCAAGGTGACTCGAGCGGACTTCATGAACGATCAGAAGTGGATGGCGTATCTGCCCACGTGCAATCAACTGTATTTCGTCGCGCCGCCCGGCATCATCAAGCCAGAGGAAGTCCCAGAGGAAGCCGGCCTGTTCGTATCCTCTAAGAACATGACGCGGTTATACCAAAAGAAGAAAGCTCCACACCGGGCAGTCGATGATCCCGTCGCTGTCTTCAAGTACATCCTGTTCTCTCGGGCCACGATGGGAGATGAGGAAGACCGCAAGGAGACAACCTACAATGAAAGATTCTGGCGAAAGTGGCTGGCTCGGAAGGACGAAAAGAAGGAATTGGGCTGGGATGTTTCCAAGAAGATCCGCGAGTTGGTTACCGAGCGCATCGATAAGGTCGATGTGGAGAACCATCGACTTCAGAAAGAGAATGAACACCTGGCCGACTGCAAGAAGATACTGTGTGATCTCAAGGTGATAGACGAGCAGGGCCGTGGCCTGAGCAGTTGGGGTCTTGAGAACAAGGTGAAGGAGTGCGTCCAGAGGGCAATCCATGGCGTTGATGAAAAGTTGATCGACCAGGCGGACGCGTGCGCCAAGAAGTTGACGGACCTCGTGGCCGCATTGAATGCCGCAATCACAGAAGGGGACGACAGTGCGAAAGGATAAGGGAAAGAAGAGGCGACCGAAGTATTGCACGTCCCCGGGGCCAGGTATTGATACCTATCACGTCATTGAGGGGATTGCCCCGAAGAGTGGGTCAGCCTATCGTATGATTGTAACGCGGTGCGGCTTCAGGCGTGTATTTGCGAACACCCACTTCGACGCACCCCAGGGAAAGCGCCCTTGCAAGCGGTGTCTATCCGCCAAGACCCCTATCGTATGAAAGGAGAATAGTTAATGGATATAGATCTTAGACCGATAGCGCTTCTGGCAGTACTCGGTTTCTTCGGAACGCCACTGGCCGTATGGAAGCTGGTGGATATAGCGATCTGGTTGTTCAGTTAATGTCACGCCAGGCGGTGAGGCTTGGTAGTCCATGCCCAGACTGTAAGGTCGGAGAGCTTGTGCAACGCGAGACAAAGAACAGCGTTATGCTCGAGTGTAGCCGTAGAGGCAAGAGAGTGACTGACCGGAAGTGCGACTTCATTCAGCGATACTCGAAGGCCGAGGCGGAAGCCCTTGAGGTGGCGTGGGATGAGTGGGCGGCGTTAAGTAAGGATACCCCCTCGGTATAGTGCAATCCTGACGAACGCTCCGCTCTATATTGTGTAGAACCCCCTTGACAAGATCTTTCAAAACGGTATATTTCAGCAGATAAACCACTCACGGCAATGGGCGTTAACTATGAGATACCGCTAACTGATGGGGAAGAAGAAGCCGCCAAGCATACAAGGCGACAGCACGGACGATTCAACCGGCAAGACATCCTCAAAGGGCAAGCCACTCGAAGGCTACTCCGAAGAGTTCATCAGCCACATGTTCAAGCCTGGCAAGTCCGGCAATCCCAAGGGTAGGGCCAAGGGTGCAACGGTATCAAAGCGCCTAGCCGAGATCCTCAACTCAGCTGACCCGGACAATCCAGAGCAAACAGTCCGCGATCGAATGCTGAAGGAGTGCATCAAGTACGCTTCCCGTGGTGATGCGCGCTTCATGATCGAGATCTTCAACAGAACCGAGGGCAAGGTCCCTGATCGTGTCCTTGGCGCTGTTGGTCTTGGACCGCTCGAGGGTATGGATCTCAAGAAGCTCAAGAAGATAATCGCGGCGGCCGAGAAGGCGGGGAAGTAGTATGCCAGCAACTGAAGGAGAACAGGCTGTCAGCACAATGGAGTTCGTAGAGCGCGCACTGATAGACGCGGATCTATTCTATGTCGTGCCAGAGGGCACTGATCCAGGCGATTATCTCAGCCGCAAGGCGTACATCTCCGCGCTGCGTGACTTCTTAAAGATCGCCAAGGTCATTCGACTGGACGCGGCGGCGGCAATCACGCCAGACTATGGCGTGTACTTCTGTGATACTACGGGCGGAACGTTTGCCGTCACCCTACCAGCGGGCATTGATGGCGCACATTACAAAATCATCAACACCGGGAACGCCGGCGAGATCCTGACGGTGACACCAGATGGCGCGGAAGAGTTGTATGGCGCTGGCGCCGGGGTATCGTCTATACTGTCAGACGGTGAAGTGATAGACATTCATTTCGAGTCAGCGGAAGGGTGGTGGTGATATGAGTCTTTGGAAAGCGATATCTGCAAAGATCGGTGTAGCGACATTTGTACAAGTTATAGCAGACGCAATGAGCAATGCGTTAGTCTGGATATCCTTTGAACATCACGAAGCACATGCAGGTGATTCATTTACTTGTAACGCTGTAGACTTAGTTATGGCTCTCAACGATACACTTATACTTGCATTCAAGACACCAGCAGGAACAAAGAGAACACATGTAGTTATGTCGTTCAGTACATTGGTCGGCGGTGATCTTCAAATGTTAGAAGGCCCTACCTGGAACAATCAGACTGGCTCGAAACATCCTATCTACAATCGTAAGCGTGAAGCTGTTATGAATAGCTCCACATTGCTGGAAGATCAAGCGCAAGTAGGGTTCGTTGCTTCTGATAATCTGATCCTCAATCCAGTGAATTTAGCAGGTGGTACTGACATACATAACATATGGGCATTCGGTAAAAAGGACAAACTGTCAGCAGGAAGTATGAGAGATCTGGAGGAGTTGATATTAAAGCCGGATACTCAGTACGCTATGATCTTCACAAGCAACGGCGCGAACAACAAAGCTCAAGTAATATTGAACTGGTACGAACACACGGACAGCAATTAAGAGGATATAGATTATGGCAAATAGAGGAGTCGGTGTTCTGTTCGGCGGGGTGGACGACTTTATCAGCATTGGTGATCAGCCCAACCTTGATCTAGGCGCCGGTGACTTTACGGTGAGGGCGTGGCTAAGGACCACGTCGGGGGCGAATCTCACCATCGGTTCAAAGGGCGATACTGGCAAGGGCTGGAGCTTCTATGTCAATTCGGGAATTGGCAGCAATCTTACGTTTTTGAACAGGGCGGGCGCGAACAAGTTCACCTATGGCACCACGCCTGTCAATACTGGAAACTGGGTTCACGCTGTATGTACTAGAGTGGGCGCCGTCGGCAAGGTGTATCTGAACGGTGCCGATGACACATTCTCGACGGGCGACATGAGCGCCAACGTCAACACGGCCGGCGAACCATTCTACATTGGCGCCAGGGAATTTGCCGGAGCGCCAGGCGTGTTCATGGATGGAACGCTTGACGGCGTGACAATATTGAGAGGTAAGGCGTGGAGTCTTGCAGAGGTCCAGGCAGACTTCAACGCGGGTGTTGGCACTTACATAACAGCCGACGCGGACACTGAGGGCATATGGGGACTTGATGAAGGTAGTGGAATCGCAACGGCCGATCGTTCAGGCAATGGCTACAGCGGCGTCCTCACAAACTTCCCGACCAATGGAACGAACTGGGTGGCTGGCGTTATCCCGACGCCTGTCGCTCCACAGTACGCCCTGAGCTTTGGCGGCGTAGATGAATACATCGACATGGGTGACCAGCCCAACCTTGACTTCGGTGCCGGCGACTTCACTGTGATGGTCTTCAATAGGCACCCCATAGCGGCGCCCACCATAACCGACGAGACGCTTGCTTCCAAGGGCGATGACGTGGCCAATAAAGGGTGGTCGTTCTTCATTGACAACGCCACCGGCGAACTGCGCTTCAAGAACGAGGTTACATCGGCGGAAACAGAGGGGACGACGGATATCATGGCGTCCGGTTGGCGGGCCGTTGCCTTCAGAAGGCAAGCCGGTGTGGGCCGGGTCTTCCTTGACGGCGTAGATGACACCAACGTTCCAGGATCAGGGGACGTCAGTGGCGACGTTGCCAGTGCTGGTGAGCCGTTCCGGGTAGGGGCCACGAGCGCCGCTACATTCATGATAGGTCAAAGCACGAAGATCTCCGTCTGGAACCGCGGCCTCACTGACGCTGAGATAGCGGATCTCTTGACCTATTACGTTGACAAGGCCTGCGTGTTCCCATCGACCCTGGTCTTGATGAATACAAACCTTCAGGGGTCATGGCTGATCAACGATGGTATAGGGGCACTCGCCGTGGACGATTCGGACAACGGTTACGATGGTACGATCACAAACATGGAGAACATTGATTGGCTTTACGGTGTCCAGCTATTGGCGCCCCCCGTTCCGGTGCCACCAATACCGCCGGTCGTTGACGTGGATCAATTCAAAGTAGGCCGAGCTTATCGGCGCTTTTCCAAAACCCGAGTTAAATAGAGGAGCTTGACATGGCACAACAGCTTTTCAGGATCGTGAACGTGGCACTTGATGGGACTTTCACACCCACGTGGACAATGGACGATCGTACCAACCTGGCGATCATACAGAGCAAGGGCGACAACGACCTCGACATTTCGTTGAGTCCGAGTGGCGCTCCATACTTCCGGCTGAAGGCTGGCCGGACGTTGGACCTGGCAAGCTTCAACGCCCAGGGTGCAGGGATCGGGCCGGTCGTGTTCTACTTCAGAGGGACCGCCGGCGACAACGTGGACATTTTTAGACAACTCCAACCGTAAGAGGGGACGCTGATGAACTATGCGATCGTGTTGTGGGCAGCAGTTCAGGGCCTGACCCGGGCCAAGAAGAAAGCCCTTCTGGCAGCCGTTGAAGAAACGGCGTGGAAGACGGTACGGCACAGCGTCACCGCTCCAGACGAAATTGTTCTGAAGTGGAATGGTACTGGCAACCCATGTGATGACGCCGGCGTTGCCAACACGGTGTATACCAGAGCCGAGATACTTGAAGAACTGGCGACACCTCACTGGAACCATCCGGAAGAGTGAGAGATCTAGGAACTTTTTGGCTGGGCGTTGGGATTGGCCTGACGTTCGGTTTTGCATTCGGATGGCTTCTGAATGCTATCATGGGAAAACTGATTTACTATTAGGGGGGAGCTATGTACGAAGGCCCGATGAATGAACAGGCGGACTGGCGTGAACTGGAGATTGGCAAGGACTATGCCTTGAGGTCTTCCGTGCCGATCATGCCAACGAATGATGCAAGTGAACTTTCCAAGGCGGCCGCTGAAGGTAAGGGATTGCAGATCGTCCCGGCACCGGCAAGGTCATTGTTCACTGTCAGCGACATTCTCATGAAGGCGAACACGCCGTGGTATGAGATCACGCTGTCAAAGGAAGACTCTGATCGCATAGAGGGCGGCAACAGGACCAAGGGCCGCGTGGTTGGTTGGATCAATGGGGTTGCACTGGCTCGAGTCGGTGTGTTCATGGTACAGGATACAGTTACCGCATGACCGAATTGATTGAGGAAGTTAACCTGGAGGAGCTATATCGTGCAGCTGCCATGGCTGCCATGAAGGAAAGCTTCGCCAGTTTCTTTGCGGCGTCCGAACCGTCAGACCCTTATCACTATGGCCGGCACACCAAGAAGGTCATAGCCGAGCTTGACGACGCGCTGATTCAAGTCGAGAACGGCAAGTCGGTGTACAAGATCATCAACATACCTCCGCGACACGGCAAGTCAGATGCTGCCAGTAGAAGGTTTCCACCGTATGTACTGACGAAACACCCGACGTGGGAAGTCATCCTGGCGTCGTACAATGCAGATCTGGCCAGCGATATGGCGCTCGATGCGCGTCGTTGTTTCAAGGAGTTCGCCCCATTGTCTGGCTTAGACATCAGCCGGGAGCGTGACCAGGTGTCGTGCTGGAAGACGACAGACGGCGGCGCGATGTATTCCGTTGGTGTGATGGGCACGGCTACAGGCCGAGGCGCCAACGTGCTGGTCATAGATGACTACTTCAAGAACCGTGCTGAAGCTGACAGTGAGGTCATGAGAAACAAGCTCTGGGACTGCTTCCGGAACAACCTATTCAATCGCCTGGCGCCTGTCCATGCTGTCATTGTCGTGGCCAACAGATGGCACGAGGATGATCTAGTCGGCCGGATCTTGGAATCTTCAAACAAGAAGTCAGACTCATACGACCCGGACTTCCCCAAGTTCGACGTCATCAAGTTCCCGGCCCAGGATGAGGAAGGCAACTGGCTATTTCCCGAACGATTTGACGATTCATGGTACAAGAGCCAGCACGCGATCGCGGGATCATACGCCTGGGATTCCATCTTCCAACAGGACCCATCGCCCAGGATAGGAAACATGTTGAGGGTTGACTGTGTCAAGATCGTAGATGACATTGACGCCATTGCCGGCCCGGACGGCTGGGAGTGGGGGCTTGACCTGGCACACACCAAGAAGGAACGGGTCAAGGATGACCCTGACTATACGCATGGCACGCTGGGCAAGGTAGACACAAAGACCCGCGAGATATTCATCAAGGACGCATTTGAAACGCAGAAAGCAGCGATCCAGCGCGACACACTCATGAAAGAGAAGATCGAATCAAGCGGCGCCAGTCACGTGACGATGGAAGTCTTCCTTGATGCGATCGACGCATTCGACTATGCGAAGGAAGCATTGAAGGGGATCGCCACGGTGACGGCGCACAGAACGAAACATGACTTGGTATCAACGGCGGGGTATCTCGAACCCATATTCGAGATTGGAAATGTGACCATTCAACGTGGTGCGTGGAACGCTCCCTGGATGAAGTGGATGAAAGGCTTCCCAGGTGCGAAACACGACGACGCCATCGGTAGTTTGGTTGCGCTCACTTACAAAGCGCTTGTTAGAAACAAGAGGATGGGGTTGAGCTTATGAAGAAGAACCAGAACCAACCGATCATAGACGTGCCCGCCAGCAGTAGCCCGCACCGTTGCCCGCGTTGTATGACGGGGGTTGCGGTCAAGTCTTCGGGATCACAGATCGCGGCGTGTTCCACGTGCGGTCAACGTTACAGATTCAAGGGGGATGACAATGGCACGCTCTAAGTTCAAGACACGGGCGAAGATAGCCCTCGGCATTCTGAAGGGCAAGGCCATGTCAGACCTGATCCCTTCCGGTAGCTGGCAAGCGATGGTCGGGAACATCACCTGGAAAGAGGCCGACAGTGTCTTCGAGAACATGACATCGGCTGAACTTGAGAAGGTGGCGACCAACTACTCGGTGGCCTGGTCGTGTATCCAGAAGATCGGAACGGCCACGACAGAGGCGCCGCTGATCGTGGGCAAGCAGACAGATGAAGGCTTCATCGAAGAGACGGACCATCATCTTCAGCGCATACTGAAGACCCCCAACCCCCGGATGGCATACGACACCTGGTTGCAGACTGTGGTTAGCAACCTCAAGGCGACAGGTGAGGCGTACATCTGGGAATGGCGCAACAAGGGTGGCATTATCGAGGAGTTATGGCCTATACCAAAGAGTTGGGTGTCGTGGGTTGAACGTCTCAACGAAGACGGCACGGCCACTGTCGCCGGTTATCACGTCAACATGGGTCGGGGCTTGCAGAAGTTCGTTCCGATTCAGGACATGACACTGATCTACCAGCCTGACATATCCAACCCAATGCACGGCGTTGGGCCGCTTCACGTAGCGCAGCGCGACATTCAGATCGATGTGGAGCGCATGAACTACATGGCCGAAATGGTCACCAATATGAAGATGCCTGGCCTTACGCTGTACCAACCTGATGGTTGGAAAGAGGATGAAAAGAACGAAGCTCGGGCGTTGATTGCTGACCTCGTTGGCAAACCGAACAGAGGGAAGCCGTTGTTCTTGCATGGTGAAGGTGCCAAGGCCGAGATGATGGCGCCGCTGAAGGACCTGGACTGGCCGGGCCTGTCGTCACTGTCAGAGACGCGGATCTGTTCCTGCTTTGGTGTGCCGCCGATAACTGTTGGCCTGAGAGCCGGCCTTGAATCAGCGACTTACTCGAACTATGAACAGGCCGATCGGTCCTTCTATCGTCAGACGATGACGTCGTTCTGGAAGACCCTTCAGACTGGACTGACCCGGGGCTTGCTCACGAACGAGGACGAACCCGATGTCGAGTTGCAGTTTAACCTGTCAAAAATCTGGCAGTTGCAAGAGGACGCCACGGAAGCGGCCGAACGTGCCTCCAAGTTGTTCTTGAGCAGTCTGGTAGACAGGAATGAAGGACGACGCATTGCCGGTGAAGTGCCGCTGGAAGGTACGGACGGCAACGTGTGGGCCAGACCTATAAACCTCGTCCTGTCAACCACAGCAGATCCCGAGGAAGGGCGCGAAGATCTGGAGGACGGCAAGGGATTGCCGGCGCCAGGTGCGCCAGTTGACCACGACTTTGAAGTGATACCGGGGGCTGGTTGATGACGATCGCTGAAGCCAAACAGAATAGTTTTCGAGACAACGCGCTTGTCCTTGACAGGGCGGCGCGATCAGATCGTCACTATGCTGAATACTTCAAGGCGATTCTCAAGGAACTGAACGCGCAACTGAAGGAAGCAACCAGCAGGGTCAGGGATGGCATCACGATCCCCGTCACCGATGACATGATGGTGCGCTGGTTGCGGAGCTTGATCGAGGTCAAGGCCCCACTCGTTACGGCAATGGTTATTGCTGGCGTCGAACTGGGCGACTTCGAGCTTGAGGGATTATCAATGGCCGGTTTCCAAATCCAAACAAAACAGGGGGTGCAACTTGACGTTGCTATCGAAGAAGGATTCTTGTCTGCCGCTGGTGCAGCCGACATCGAAGCTTGGCTCGAAGAGTCGTCAGCAATTGAAACTGAAACGAGCAGGAAATCGATCGATCGCCTGTTCGCCGAGGCGAATGAGTTCATCGACGAAAGGTTCGACCCGCCGAGGGGGCTGACTCCACCAGAGATCGCGCAACGCATGGAGAACCGGGGCCTGGCGCTCAACGAAACTCGAGCAGCTATGATGGCCAGGACCACGACGATCTGGGCATACAACGAGGGCGCACTTGATTCATATCGCAAGTTCGGCGTCCAGGCCGTCGAGTGGTTCACGGCAGCCGATGACCTGGTGTGTCCGTTCTGTGCTTCTCTCGATGGCATGATTATCCGGACTGGCTCAACGTTCCTTCCGGAAGGGACCATGGAGGAACCGTATCCGTTGACGGTGGACGACGCAACGATGAACATACCCTTCGGTGTGTTCCATCCACCTTTGCACCCGAATTGTCGGTGTGCTTTGATTCCTGTCATTGTTTAGAAAGGGGAGATTATGGAAGCTTTAATGGAAGCCTTGGGAATAAGTTGGGTTGAGATCTTCGCGGTTCTCATCAGCTTGGCGCTTGCATACGCCGAGGCGAAACAATACAAGCTCAAGAAGCACCTAGACAACGCGCTCGTTTATGCGAGAGGCGCCGCCACAGCCATTGAACTTGCGAAGTCCGGAGAGGCCAAGGATATCGTCAAGAAGATACTTCGACAGAACCTCAATGACAGACCGGGTTTGATGGACGTCAACACAGCGATCATGGCAACGATAGACCCGAAGCCGGCGGGGGACGTTCCGGCCATCAAGAGATTCTGGCGCCGTGCTATTCGTGGTCAGAACGTTGCCGGTGTACTCGGGAAGATTGCACTACAGGCGGCGTCGTTGGCCGTTGAGAGGAAGGCGGAAAAGGTCCTGGACGATTAATCTGGAGCGTGCCATGGTGAGGCGTGGCCATTTGTGATAATATAGATTTGAAAGGGGTCGGACATGAAAGATGAGAGAACAACGATCGTTGACGGCATTCCGTTGATCACAGTGCCGGCCAAGCGGATCGTGGACAAGAACGCCAGGCGCACGAGCGGCTTGCCTGACGATGCAGGAAAGAGCCTGGCCGTCAAGCAGGACGGTGACGGCAAGCACGTCGTCGAAGGATATGGCGCGGTGTGGAACAACATAGATCTCGGCGGTGAGATCATCCGCAAGGGTACGTTCTCCCAGTCAGTGAGTGAACGCGTCCCCGCACGGAAGGTCAAGTTGATGGCGGAGCATTTCTGTTATGGCGGTGGGACCCTCGAGTGTATCGGCACAGTTGTCGAGGCCAAGGAAGATGACTTCGGCTTGCTGTTCAAGGCCGAGATCGCCAGCACGCACACCGCCCAGGAAGTCATGACGCTGATCGCAGAGGATCATGTCCGCGGTCTGTCGGTTGGCTACGGCCCACTTGATTATCATTGGGCCTTTGTCGATTCCGATGGCAACGAACTGACCGGCGAAGATCGTGAGGCGGTGGGGAAGGAAGTTCTTATCCACACAAAGGCGAAGCTGTACGAGATTACAGCAACGCCATTCCCAATGAATGAACTGGCGGAAGTCACAGCCGCCAAGTCTGTCGATAGAATCACGGCCAGCGTAAAGTCGTTGGCTGACAAGAAGGAAGCAGGGTCCGTGGCGCTTCAGCTGGAAGAAGTCGCAAACGCCCTGGAGTCGTTGAAGGGTAGCAACGGCAAGGATCTGACGGCGGCAATCGATGCGTTAGGCACCGAGTTGACGCGACTCCTACAGTCAAGCGGCAAGGCCAAGGACGGTGACGCACTGTCCTCCGATCTTCACGCTGCGATAGTGGAGACAGAACGTTGTCGGACGGAATTGGAAAGTTTATCACTCTAACATAGGAGAACGACATGTTCGACCTAAAGAAGTTGATGGCCCTCATGGCCAAGTCAGTCGAGGTAATGACTGACCTCCAGGGCAAGATGGAGACGGCGAAGGACGCGACGGACGACGCCGCATTCGAGGCCGCCAAGACCCTCCTGGACGCTGAGAGGGAGACGTTCGAAGGACTGAAGGCCAAGGCGGAAGACGCCAAGGCGTTGGTCGCTGCAAAGAAGCTTGTCGATGAGATCGACGACCTCTCGCAGCTCGATGATGATGGCAAGGTGATCCCCGTAGTTGTTCCGGCAGCGGCGAAGGATCACGGCGCAGATATTCGCGCCCAGGTTGCCATTGTGGGCAAGTATGTCCAGGGCACCCAACTCTCCGGCGAGGAGAGAAAAGCAGTTACACCGACGTCCGCCGCCATCCTCAAGGGCGAAGGAAAAGACTCGGTCAAGCTGCCTGACATACTCGCTTGTGCCCTTCTGGGCAAGCGGTATGCTAAGATGTTCGGAAAGACGATGTACTCCACGTCTTCACCAGCCGCGCCGAACACCAACCCGAGTGACGCACAGAACCTGGTCCCGCCTGACTTCAGGGAACAGCTTCTGGCGTTGCCGCCCGACATGGCGGCTCTGTTGGACAGGGTAACCGTTACCCCGTCACCAACGGGAACCATCGATTGGCCGGTGCTTGATCAGACCGACGACAACGAGTACGGTGGTATTGTCTTCCAGTGGAAGGGTGAGGGCGCAGAAAAGCCCGAGACAGAACCTTCCTTCTCACAGAAGCAGATTCAGACGCACGAACTTTGTGGCTACACGGAAGTCTCCGAGCGCCTGATCTCCAGGTCAGCGATCGATATCGTGCAGCTTCTTTCTAACCTCGGTCGCGGAGCGCTGTCGTACACGCTAGACAGGGCGATCATCCGTGGTAGTGGTGCAGGCCAGCCGGCCGGCATCATCAACGAGGCCGGTATCAGGTCCATAGCTAGACTCACGGCTGGCACCGTGACGTATCAGGATCTGATCAACCTCAAGCACCTGGTGAAGCCCGCCCACCGTAGTGGCGCGATCTTCACGCTCGAGGACAGTGTCCTCCAGGCACTCGAAGGGCTGTTCGACAATGAAGGCCGTCCGTTGCTCATGGCCTCTGTTGCCGGCGCTCCCGCCGACAGACTGATCGGGTACCCGTATGTCGTAAGCACGGCACCGAACCAGCCCGTCGTTGGAACGAGTGGCGACATCATCTTCGGAAATCCCAGGGAATACGTCCTGGCGATGGAAGAGGAAATCACCATTGCGAGAAGCAATGACTACAAGTTCAGGGACAACTTGGTCGCGTTCAAGTTCTTCCTCGTGGCTGGTGGTCGTCTGCTTCAGCCGAGAGCAATGTCGATTCTGGACGGAGACGAAAGCTAGTAACCATCACAGCCTTTGGGGGTTGGGGGGCGAAAGCTCCCCGCCCCCAGCTGTTTACATTAGGAGACACGGCGAATGACAAAGATCGTATGGCTCACCGGCCCATCAGGTGCTGGCAAGACAACTGTCGCAAAGGAACTTTCCGAATACCTTGACGCCATCATACTCGACGGTGATGAGATGCGGGAATCCATATCATTAGGCGCGGGCTTTTCACGGGAAGATAGAACGGAACACAACCTGAGAGTGGCACGCCTGGCCGAACAGATGGCCAAACAATCCAACGTGATCGTGTCAGTCATTGCACCGATCAAAGAGACAAGAGAACTGATCAACGACATATGCCACCCAGCCTGGGTATATCTGAAGCGGACCGTCCCAGAACGTGAAGGTCACTTCTATGAAGAACCCGACGCGGACGATACGCGGTACCTGACGATCGACCACGATGAGGTCACGGCGGAGGAGTCAGCGTGCAAAATCAACGACGCTGTAAGTCATCAAGAGTTCAGCATGTTCATCGGTCGATATCAGCCGTTGCATGACGGCCACAAGACGCTGATCAACCATGTGCTGGCAGAAGGCAAGCCGGTCCTCGTTGCTATCAGAGATACAAAGCTTTCCTCGAGTAACCCGTACACCTACAACGAACGGGCCAGGATGGTCAGGGCAGCGTTCGGGAAGCGTGTCGAGGTCGTGAAGATCCCCGACATTACAGAGGTGTGTTATGGCCGCAAGGTCGGATGGGGCATTCGTCAGATCCGACTGGATGAGGAAACGGAAGCCATCAGCGCAACCAAGATCAGAGAGGCGGCCAATGTGGTATAGGGTTGTCAAGCCATTCTCATGGCCCGATCAGCGTGGCCAGAAGAAGGCCCACGAAGTGGGGACCCTGGTTGACATCCTCAACCGTCATGACGCTGCCAAGCTGTTGAGTTCCGGCCTTATTACTGAGCGCGAGTTCTCATGGGAGCGGGCCGAGATCGGACAGCCGGCGAAGCCTTACGCATACACCAAGAGGATCGGCATATGGCTCACCACATCAGCTGGTTATTCAGGCGGACGCATACACATGTATCAATACGCATGGACCCTGGCGAAACAAGGCGCCGAGGTCTTTCTGATAACGAATAGGAACCCGGTCTGGCGCAAGGATTATCCGAAAGAGAAGAATCTAACTGTACTGATTGAAGGAAGCAATCCCATTCCGCCAGACTTGGACCTTGTCGTAACCGACAGCAAGCAGGACCTCGGGAAGAAGGCGTTGAAGTTCAAGAAGCGCTTCCCGAAGATCCCGTTCGTATGCTTCAATTTCGAGACACCAAACTGGGTGGCCAAGTATGAGAAGAAATACGCCGGCCGCCTTGCCAATGATAAAGCTGTCTTCCAGGGGGCGGACTTCTATATTGCTAACAGTAACATCTCAATGCAGCACCTTCTCGAGTGGGTCGGGAAGGATACGCCGGGCGAGGTTCTGAACCCGGCTGTCAATACGTTTGCACTGGAAGAGGATGCCAAGGTCCGGGTCAACAAGCGGCCCTTCGCTGTCTTCTCGTCCAGGCCGACCGGGTACAAGAATGGCGACTTGGTCGTCAAGACGATCTGGGGCCTCGATGTCCCGTTCGATTTGGTGGTGTTCGGGAAGCTTCCGCACGCGCCGGCCAATACCGACAAGCACAAACTCGTTGCAATGGAAGGCCATAGCGACGCCACAAAGTTTGGTTGCATGAAGGCCGCGCACATCGTGCTGGCGCCAAGTAAGTTCGAGGGCTTTGGCATGGTGCCCGGTGAAGCATTGGCCAGCGGTACCAACTGTGTGGTGTACGACCTGCCGGTCCTCCGAGAAGCGTATGGAGATGATCTCATATACGTGCCGTGGGATGACGGGAAAGCCTTTACCCAAAAGGTAAGAGAAATAGCGACGAAGCCCAAGGCGGCCGTGCCGGACGCTGTTGTAAAAAGGATCCAAATTACGCACGGCATGGAGGGCATGGCGGATAAGCTCGAGAAGATGCCGTTCCATAGTATGAAGCGTAAGTCAGTTAGCTGTCACATGATATGTTATTGGGGTTTCGTACCGGAATCACTCGAGAGCGTTTACCCTTACGTGGATGAGATCCGGATCGCATACGGACCAACGAAGCTCAACAAGAGCGTGCCGCCAGATGGGTCCCTGGAATTGATCAAGGCGTTTCCAGATCCTGACAACAAGATTACACTCGAGGTCCGGAAGGAATGGGCTGACAAACAACAGATGAGAGAGTTCTGTACCGACAAGATGTCCGGCAACTATCACTTGGTACTCGACGCGGATGAGATCTGGATCGGCCTGGATAAGTGGGTCGAGGCCGGGTATCCATTCACGTCGCCCAGGTGGGTCAACCTATGGCACGGCGCTGAGTATTGGGTATATGACAACGCCAAGATGGCTGGCCTACGTTGGGGCAAGAAGATAAAGTCAGGCGGATCTGTTTGCCCGCACTACAGGTGGTCATGGTGGCGCTCAAGCTTCAGGTGGAAGAAACACCACACTGTCGTAGACTCTCAAGACAACAGACTGCATCGTCCCAACAACGGGATGATTGCAAAGGAGATGCCAAGCTGTCTCATCTATCACGTCGGACACGCACTGTCACCGGCGGTGATGAAGGCGAAGCACGAGTTCTATCGAAACAGAGACGGCGATACACCAGGCCGCAAGAAGCGTCAATCGGCCTGGCATAAATGGAACGGCAAGGAAGGTGATTGCGGTGACGGGATCATTGCCCGGGTGGACTGGGACATTCCCGAAATAGTAACCAGAGCGATTGAGAGGTTGAAAGATGAAGCAAGTCAAACAATTCGGACTGCATAGGTCGGGCACCAACTACATGAGGTTGTTGCTTGGTGGAAACTTCCAGGCTGAGATCCTGATCAACAAGGGTGGCTGGAAGCATGGCCGCTACCAGGTCAAAGAGAAGCTTGGCAAGCACGTCGCGTCAGTGGTTGTCTTCAAGCATCCCCTGTCCTGGCTGATCTCCATGTGGAAGTATGAGGGCAAGCCGTGCAAGTTCGCCCATTACGTGAAGCGTGGTCTTATGATCGAACACTGGAACGCCATGCACCGGCACTGGTTGGACGTCAAGACCGGCCGGAGCAAGATGGTTTTCGTCAACTACGAGGCGATGCTGGCCAGCCCCGAGAAGGTGGTCAAGGGCGTTGCCAAGGATCTGAAGTTGACGGCCAAGCCAAAGGCGAAGGCGCACGGGTATGTATATGACCACCAGCTGTCACGGACTGGGCTGCAAACCAACAAGCCCATGAAGGCCGGCTTCTATCTCAAGAAAAAGTACATGAAGGCATATGGCGACGGGCTTCTGGAGTTCGTCAAGGAGATGATCGACGACAGCGTAATGAAGGAACTTGGCCTTGGTTGGTAAGTCCAAAATGAATGACAGGGAAAGGGACTGGATTCTTTCCCTGTTGCCAGAGGATGGGAGCGTGCTTGAGATCGGCACGCACCACGGCGTTACGGCGTCGTACTGGGCTACCAAGAGGCCAGACCTTGAGGTCATAAGCGTTGACCCCTTCAGGGATGGTCACATGGCCGCGTCTGGCAGTATCGAATACTGGCGCAAGAACGCCCAGGATAACCAGGCCCTGTACATTGCCACGTCCGTGGAGTTCTTAAACCAGTGGGATTGGACGCACGCATTCGACGCGGTGTTCGTTGATGGTGACCATAGCTTCAAATGGTGTTCCATCGATCTGCAAGTGGCCAAGCTGTTGGTGACTGACACCGGCCTGATCATGGCACACGATCACGCACCTGGCCCGAACTGCAAGCCGGTGAGGCGTGCGGTCAATGAGTTCTGTGCGGAAGGGTTCTATGAGATGGTGGAAAAGGAACACCGTACCGCTGTAATGAGGCGCAAGAAATGAATATAGCCCGGGCAATCTTTACAAAGTTCGACCTCTTTGAGGGGTTCGACTCCTGGCGATACGAGAAGACGATCGGGAACGCCGAGTGGTGGAATGCTCGGTTGCCCGTTATGGAACAATTTACCATTGGCAGCATTGAGGCGATGAGGGCCAACGGACATCAGGTGGACTGGATCACGTCGTTCCGGTCGGAGTGTAATGACATGGCGGCCGAGACAAAGAAAGCGATCGTCAAGGCTGGCGGCTCGTTCGTTATAAACGATGACGACTTTTGGCTGGAGAACAGCGCATTGTTCGGCCGGCTCTGCTTGAAGTATAAGGACGCCGACTATCTACTCCTGGCGTTCTGTGACTCTGACGACATGTGGCGGTCGGATCTGTGGCGTGAACTGGACAAGTACAAGCTCAAGGATGGCCAGGTCTTTGTCACCCGGAACGGCTATTGCTACGACATCGAGGCCAACAAACTGTATCAGTGGAAGTCGGAAGGCTGTACGTCTTTCCACGTGTACGTCATCCCGAAATCAGCACTGAAGAACAAGGCGGCGCTCCAAGCGTACTGGATGAAGTGGCACTTCAACCACAGACACCAGAAGCTTGCGTCGCACGCCACGGCGGTCCCACTACCTGACGGGATCTATTGCGGCACGATGAGCGGCATGAACACGAGCAAGTTTCACGGCAACAAGCACGCCGAGAACCACATCGGCCGAGAGGTCAACCAGGGGGCGATGGACGCCTTCGGGTTGCGTCCGCCAACAATGACGCCGGTCAATACAGAGCCTTGGTGGAACGAAAAGGGTCAGAAGTATCTCAGCAAGACGGATGACAGGAAGCGCCCCGATGAGTTCAAGGCCCTGGCGGCTGAATGTGTGGGGCCGGTTCTCGAGCTTGGAAGTGCCTTCGGATCATTTGTTGAGTACCTACCAAAGAGGACCCACTACACAGGCGTGGAGATCTCCGGCGACATGGTGGCCGAGGCCCGGCGCAGATACCCGAAGCGGACGTTCTTACACGCGGACATAAGGGAAGCCGTCAACATCTTTCACGGTGGGTTCAAGACAGCCGTCGCCCTGCAAGTGCTGGAACACTTCTACCACCCGGAAGAGATCGTTGCCATGTTGAAGAAGGTCGCGGTCGATTGCCTGGTGTTCAGCGTGCCGCGAGAGGGCTTCAAGCCGTGCCACTTCAGGAACGACGGGCACATTGCGTGGTGGGCGGATGAAGCTGACATCAAAAAGTCATTTGGCCAGTTCGGGAAGATCCGGTTTGTTCCCGGTGCAAAGAATCATATATGTGGGGTTATTGAATGGTGATCGATCAACTGATTAAATTCGACAGAGAGAACCCGAAGTCAGCCGGTAGTAGCTTGCCGGAAAAGCTCTTTATGTATTCGGTCGTCCGGATGCTCAACCCCAAGCACATCATTGAAGTTGGTGTCAGGGCTGGTCACATGACCACATGGTTGGCGTTGGGTGTTAAGCACAACGGCACGGGTCAGATCCACTCGGTTGATAACTGGTCCCACAAACATGGCGGCGGTGGTGGATCGGTGAAGCACGTAACCGAACGGCTGGCCAAGACAGGGTTGACCAAGCACGTCCAGTTGCATACGTCTGACTCCGTTAAGTACCTCGAGGGATTGCAAGATCGATCGGTCGATCTTGTGTGGATCGATGGCGATCACAGCTATGAAGGCGCACGCGCTGACGTCATCCAGGCAATGAGAGTGGCCAAGGTCATGGTCGGCGTGCATGATGCCACCAACCTCGAGGGTGTCACCAAGGCGCTTGAGGACATAGGCGGCGGCACGTGGGTTGAAGGGTGCCGTGGGATCTGGCTGTATTCTGTAAGGGGGGACTGATGTCAAAGCATAAGGTTAAACCGATCATGGGTCCCAGCGCCAAGAAGGTCATCGTACGCTGGAAGATTGACGGATGGCTTGGTGGCGAGAATGAGATCCTGCGCCGGCGCACTGGAGACGAGGACATCATGAAAGAATCGAAAGCCAAGAAGATGATCATCAACGGCCAGGTGGATCTGGTCGGACCACTAGTGAAGATAGCGCCGAAGCGGACCCTCGGAAGAGGGAAGGCAACCGTCAAAAAGAAGACGCGGCGCAAGTATACAAGGCGGAAGACAACGGAGGGAACAGAAGATGTCAATAGTTAGCCTGGCCCTGGCGAAGGAGTTCTTGAAGATCAGCCACGACAAGGAAGACAACGTCATTCAGATCCTGATCGATGGCGCCGAGGAGTGGGTCGGAGACTTTTGCGGCGTCAAGCTTGAGGACGGCGCGCTCCCGACGATAACGGAAAACATCAGCGGTGGCCTTCACAACTTGCGGCCCAACTGGCACCCGATCGTAACGGTCGCCAGCGTGACGAACCGCGACCTGACGGACGGTGATGTGTCCTCGACGCTCTGGCGGTACAACAAGCATCGCATATGGTTTATCAATGGCGGCATGTGGAGTCCGGGCACGGATCTGTTCACTGTCGTATACACAGCCGGCTATACCACATCCACAATTCCGGCCGGCATGAAGTCGGTATTACTGTCGTTGATTTACCGAGCATACGACAAGCGCGGCGGCGTCGAGACGGAAAGGGTCGCCGGCTTTACGGAACAGTGGGGCGATCTGCTTCAGAGCGACGAGGCCAAGAAGCTCCGTGCGTACAGGTTCAATGGCGTGTTCTCATGATGACGCAACCCCTTGCAGTTTACAGGGCTGTCCGAACAGATGACGGCCAGGGTGGTTATACCGAGGGTGCGCCGGCGTTGCTCACAACTGTGTGGGGCACGATCAAGGTGTATGAGAACGAGACGACCATTATCATCGATTCGGAGGAGGACGTTATAGTGGGCGACATAATACAGGTGGAAGAAGATGTCTGATGACCTAAGGGCCATACTCGAAAGCGTGAACGGGCTTCACGGAAAGATAGATACTCATTCACGTGACACGCACAAGCGTATTGATGATCTGGGCGAGAAGGTCAGCGGGTTGGCCATTCAAGTGACGCGGGTCGAGGGGGAAGTGCAGAGCTACAACCGCCCGTGTGCTGTTGTTGTTGGCGTCGAGAAGGACGTCGTCGAACACCTGGAGAATCACAAAGAGGTCAAGCGGATCACGGTCGCAAACGTCGCCCAGGCTGTCGTGACTGTTGTCTGTGCCCTGGTCGTGGCTTATGTAATATTCAAGAGGGGATGGTGATATATGCCAACGGTTACAGCTTCATATAGAGTTACCGCCATTAGCAAGATGCCGGCCAAGAAGAGGAAGGTCCTTGCTGTCGAGCGTGTACGGAAACCTATCAACCCAAAGGTACGATGAAAAAAGTCATGCGGTTCGGAGTTGCCAAGGTGACCATCGACTTCCACCCCAAGGAAGTCATGGGGGCCGTCAAGGAAGCTTCCATTGCTCCATTGGCGAAGGCGGCGTTCATTGTGGAAGGTGCGGCGAAGCGGTCAATGAAGGCCGGCGGTCGATCGGCGGGACCACGGGGCGGCAAGGTCAAGACGCCCAGCAAAGCGCCGGCACCCCCTCACGTCCAGACGGGAAACCTCCGCGCTTCGATTCATGTAGCGAAAACATCTTATGGGACCATGTTGGTCGGGCCAACGTATCGGGCTTGGTATGCGCGGCTTCACGAGTTCGGCGGCCGGCGTCACGACAAGCGCCCATTCATGCGCCCGGCCCTGATCAAATCAAAGGCGCGGTTCGCGCCGTTATTCAAGGGCTTGAAGCTGGCAAATACTCGGGCCGGCAGACTATTGAACAGTAAAGGGGCCTCATCATGATACCCAAGGCTATATATGACGTTATAGTTGCAGACGCTGGCGTGACGGTACAACTCGGGACATACGACTTTGGGATTGGTCCAAAGCCGTCCGTGTTCACATCTCGCGTGATTCCAGACGACGCCGAGCGAACGGCCATCCGCATCGAACAAGTCACGGCCATACCGTGGGGCACCCGAGACGCACGAGGTGCCGAGATATGGGTTGATGTAAATGTGTGGGGTGATAAAGTACAATCAGACAAGGCGCTCATCGATCTCGCCAATGATGTGTGGCGACTCCTCGACCGAGTGGACTTGACTGTGACGGGATACGTGAGTGTGTTGTGCCAGGCGGATGCACCGGAAAGCATTACTGATGCCGACGGCTTCCCTGGCTATGTGGTGAAGTGTAGGACGAAAATTATTGAGTGATGTGTCTTTGAAAGGAGACAATTATGGCCGCACCATTACCGGGTTTTGATTGTGTATTGACGTTCGGCGGGAATGTCGTGGGAAAGGCCCAGGACGTTGACCTGACCATGTCGGCTACCGAGATTGACGTGACAACTCGGGACGCTGGCGGCTGGAAGAAGTTCATCCAGGGATTGAAAGAGTGGGGCCTGACGACTGACCAGTTGTGGGTGCCCACGAACGCGGCGCTTCAAGCCATCCGCGATGCGTACCTGAACGGTACTGAAGTAGCGATCACCGTTCTTGATGAAGACGGTTTTGGGTGGTCTGGTTGCGTCATAGTCAGCGGGCTTGGAAGTCCTCAGCCGCTCGACGATGGCGTCCAGCTTAACGCCACCATGAAGGGTACTGGCGCACTGACGCCTGTTACCGGAACTAGCTAGTCAAAGACCCTATAACGGCGAGGGAATATTATGGAGAAAGCATCCTTTACAGATGCAAGTGACCGAGAATGGCATCCAGTTGTCACGGTCAGGGTTGTTCGAGAGTTTGAGAAAGCCTCGGGCATTGGGTTGTTTGAAGCGGTCTTTGACACGTTCGTTACTAACGCCGGCCAACTAAAGAAGGGCGCCGAGATGCCGGAAACCAGTTACAAGGAAGTGTTCCAGGTGGCCCAGAAGTTGTTTGGTCGAATGGAAGGCTTGGCGGTCCTGTTGTATGAGGGCTGTAGAAATGGAGAGGGCGACGTGGTGGACGCATTCAAGCACCCCGTCACCTTTGATAATTTCTGCGACGCGATACAGCCGGAACAGGTTTCTGACGCCTTGACGTGTGCCGTGGCGAGCCTGTTCGATTTCTTCCCGAGCATGACAGACCTTGGCGGTAAAGAAGGGGATGGCAAGAAGGAAAACCCTACAAAGCGCGGCCCTGGGGATGGAAGGAAACCCACGAGTTAGCCGCGATCGCTGGGGTTGATCCCTGGGAATACTCTTTGAAGGAACTGGCCTGGCGGGCGCACGCCAGACAGATGCACGAGTGGGATCAAACGGCATGGATCTGTATGTGGATACCGAAGTTCACAAAGAAGCGTTGGCGCTTCGAGAACTTTCATCCACTACGCGGCAAGAATCAGGAGGTCAACTTGTTCCAGTTGGAGAAAGCTATCAAGGACGCGGCCGAGTTCTTGCCGGACACTGACACCAACGAGAACATCGATCTGCGCTGGGACAAGATCAAGGGCCAGATGAAGGCCATGGAGAACAATTAAAATGGCAGCAAGAGATCCGTCGAGCGGTAGGTTTGTGAGTTCCGGTAGTGTTAGGGCCGGCGGTGCGTTCGTTGAGATAGGCGGTACAATGGGGCCGCTCGATGCGGTCCTCGGAAGCGCCAGCAAGAAGCTCGACGCCTTTGGAACGAAGATCGCCACGCTGGGCGCGAAGATGGTCGCACTGGGCGCCGCTATAGGTGCGCCGATGGTGGCCGGCTTGAAGGTCGCTTCTGACTTTGGCGATGAGATGGCCTTTGTATCTACCATGTTGACAGAGAGCGACATGTCAAAATTCATGCCCGACTTCACAAACCAAGTGCGGGATCTGTCTGTCGCATTCGGTGAGTCAACCGACACGATCTCCAGGGGGTTGTTTGATATCCTGTCCGCGTCGATCGATGCCTCACAAGCGGCCGGCGTGCTGGTTGTTTCCATGAAGGCGGCCCAGGCTGGCTTCACAACAACCGCCGTCTCGGCTGATGCGATCACAACCATATTGAACAGTTACGGATTGAATGCGAACGAAGCGGCAAGTGTGTCCGACTTCCTGTTTGCTGTCGTGAAGCGGGGCAAGACCACATTCGAAGAACTGGGGCCGGCAATCGGAATGGTGGCATCCACCGCCGCAAGTGCTGGTATAAGCTTGGAAGAGATGGGCGCGGCCCTCTCGACCATGACCCGGAACGGTGTCAGGACCAACGTGGCCGTGACGGCGCTCAACGCCATAATTGCCACATTCCTGTCGCCGCAAGAGCAAGCGATCACGGCGGCCAAGCGGTTCGGCATTCAGTTAAATACTACCACGCTCAAAACGATTGGCCTTGAAGGTGTCTTGAAGAAACTATCAAAAGCCACCACGGAACAGGTGTCGGCGGTATTCAGAAACCGACGGGCAATCCGTGGTATTCTGCCAATGCTCAACGACATGAAGGGATTCACCAAAGACGTCGGCATTCAGATGGACCGGGCTGGATCGACAGAAGAGGCGTTCGAGAAGCGGACCAAGACCTTGGCGTTCGCGGTGCGGCAGTTGCGCCAGTCATTCGTGGATCTACTACGGCAGATTGGCATCAACCTCGAGGAAGACGTGCGGAAGGCCGTGGTCCGTGTGACAAGTTTCGTCCGCGGGATCACGAAATGGATTGGCGAAAACAAGGAACTGGTCCGGCGCCTGGCTGACACCGTCAAGTGGGTTGTCCTGATAGGCGCAAGCTTGATTGTTCTTGGTGGGATCTTGAAGGCTGTCGCTGTATTCCTTTCGCCTGGCGGAATCCTGGGTGTGGCTCTCGGCCTGTTTATGTTGTGGTCTGGCGCACTGGATGACATTGTCGATCGATGGAACGGCTTTATCATGAACATAAGGATCGGAACCCTGACGGTCAGGCAGTTGCTCACACGCATTGGCCTGATCTGGGAAGACATCAAGCTTACCTGGTCGGCCGGTATGGATCTCCTCGTGACGTCCTTTAGAATAATGGGTTTGAGGATTGCGGATCTCTGGAACATGATGTTGATCGGGTTGACGGTCACGTTGCGCGACATGATGATCAAAATCGCCCAGGCCCTGGTGAAGTTCGGCGGCGGCCAAGGCGAGATAATGGCACTCAAGCTGGGCAAGGCAATCAAAGGTGTCGATGACGAAGTTGGGAAGCTGACAAACAACTGGCTCTCCGGCATGGTCAAGATCCGTGACGCAACAGCGAAACAGGCGCTTCTGTTTGAGGACTTGAAGGACTTACTTGCCATTCTCAAGCGTGAGTTCGTTGACCTTGGACTGGACCTGGTGCCTACGCTTCCTGGCTTGCGGGAACTGATTGCTCGACTCGAATTGACGATCCCAGACGTTGCGCTGGCCGGTGACATGCCGATGCTTGGATTGCCCGAGGATGTTGGCGACACCGTGGTCGGTACGTTCAGCGGTGCGGCGGCGGAGTTGCAACGCGCCACCGACAGGATACAAATGGATCAACTGGACGTAATGGAAGACTCGAACGGCAAGCTGGCGGACATTGTTAAAAACACTAGCCGCGGCAATATTGCCGTTCTTGGATAAGGGGGAGAGATGGCCTTAACGTTAGAAGAGAAATTTGAAAGTCGGACCATACGTCGAAACCAAAGGAACCAGGTCGAGACGATAGACCTTTACACGGTCTACGGTACCGACGACCCCCGCGTTGCAGAACTGTCCGGTCCATCGTTCGGCGATACCATGACACACGATGGCATACGTTTGATCGTAATGTCGAAGGAAGCCGTCCGGGTCGAGTCCACTCCTGACGTGTGTTCGCTGACCGTGACCTGGGGCGTTCCCACGATCGGGCCAGTATCTTCTGACGGTGAGTTCTGGCAGATGGATCTTACCGCCGGCACGGAACACATCAGCAACGTGAAGAAACCCGAAAGACAACTTCACTACCCGGCAAGCTCGAACGTCGGCACGGCCGTCGGACTGAGGGCGGACAAGTCCGGAGGCGTTGAGGTCGAGGGCGTTGACATCTTTGTACCCAAGGCCACGTTGACCGTCACGAAGTTGTGGGACGTCAGCGTCATCAGTGTCGCGTTCCTGAATACGATCTATAACATTAGCGGCAAGGTCAACTCTCAGATCTTCAAGGGCTGGAATCCTGGCGACCTTCTGTTCCTGGGCGCGAGAATGCAACGCGCTGAAAGTGGAGAGATACCAGTGGTTTATAGCTTCATGGGAGAGGCGACCAGAAGCCTCGAGTTCAAGCTGGCGGATGGCTCGACTGTCACGGTCCCCAAGAAGGGCTGGGATTATCTCTGGCAGAGAATCCAGAACCAATCCGAGGACATAGGGGACATCACGCAATTGCAACAGCGGGCCAAGAGCATTCACGTGGCGAACGTCTACGATGAAGCGGACTTCAGCACGCTCGGGTTGGCGTCAGAGCTTTCATAATGCCGCTCGATCAAAAACAACCGGGCGACCAACTTCTGGCCGAGGACGTCAATGCCATCATTGATGCTGTTCGTAACGGGACGCCCATACCTGGCGACGGAATCATTGTCAGACAGACCGGCAAAGGCAGCACCATTGCCACGATCGATGATAGCCGCTTCAACTTCCCGACAATTACAGCGTGGGCCAAGAACCTTGGCGACACTCGCATCGAGCCGAACCGCCCCGCTGGAATTGCTGGCCAGATAATTGACCTCGACCACGACACGGACGACGATCGCATTAGTAACTTGGTCTTGAAGGTATACAACCCGGTGGACGATCCAGAAGCGGATTATAGCGGTAACTGGGTCATCTCTACGGGCGGTCACGATCCTGGCGAGATCGCCCAGGTATGGGTTCGAGGGATGTGCCCGGCTTGGGCGCTTGTTGTCAACGAGGATGACAAGTGGGCCGACCTGAACATTGGGGTGCCGCGTTTACAGACCGGGCCGGCGGGATTTGCCAAGGTCATATGGGTACCGGAAGCGTCGGACCTGGAAGCGACCGAGATCGACGAGAAGCTTATCTTCATTGATATCGGAGCGCCCGGCGGAACGCCCTTGACGATTCCTGTTAGGAACATGTCAACACAGCTTGCGCCGCTGGGTGGCTTCGCTGAGGTCTACGACTATGAAGATGGATTCTATCTATTCAGACAGCCGCAAGCGGACAACGCCTTGACCTGTTACATACTGACGGCAGATGTGGAACCAACAAGGACCGGCCTAGCTTGGGACCGTGGCATAACGAGTGACATGTTGATCGATGGTGGCGCGAACGCTGGGGATCTGGTTGGAAGCGTTGAGGATCAGTGGTATGGCCGTGTCTCGATCGGCGGCACGTTCGTTGCGGTCGCTCCCGATCGCGTAACGCTATGACGATAGATACAACGCTTGTGCCGGCCATGCGCGTACCGGAAACCAGCGGCCGGCGCTTTGACTGCCAGCCATGCGACTGCTACTTGATCAACTATCCCGGCGGCGGTATTCCGGAAAGCGATATATATGTTCCAGATCCCGGCGAAGACATCAGCTTGCGATATCGATATGAGGGCGCAACGGATGACGTTGGCGGCGATGGTTTGTTCTGTTGGTTGAAGAGTCCCATCGAACCACTAGCGCCCCCGTACCAACAATCCTGGTTCAATTGGCAATTGCCTTTTGGATCGAATTACGAAGCGGTGTTGACATATGAAGCGAACGGGAATCCTGGGTTCACGTTATACAAGGCGGCATGGGATTACTATCTAATCCTAGAGCCTTATAGAGACGACTTCGCGTCCGATGACTTGCCCGCCTTAGGTTATCAGCAGTCTCTCGGATCAAATATCCAAATGACAAGAAATGCATTCGCCCTGCCTGGAGTGTGGACGAGAACTGTCACCACAGAAAATTGGAATTACAAAGTCACTGGCGGCCAGGTGATTACTCAGAATGATATAATTTATGGGTTCGCAATGATTCCTGTCGCTAAACCGTTTACAGTAGACTTTGATTACTGGCAAATGTTATTTGGCAAGTTTAACGTTCTTGGCGAGATGGACGTCAGCGAGTGGGTGTATCCGAACGATGCGTGGATTATGTGGTGGGACCAGGGCGGCACACCATAATGAAGCTCATCGCGGAAGATGGCAAGCGGATCATCACAGAGAACCCCGCCGAGATAGTCACCGAAGAGAAGATAGCCAAGGCCAACTTCCCGTATCGCAACGCCGACCACATGCAACTGCCAGTGATGCGTGATTGCTGGACTGGTCGAATCGGATTCCACAATTGGGGTGATCTAACACCAGCGGGCAATTATAACATAAGGGCCGAAACTGCATTGCAGGGTGACGGCCTCACGAACCTGTTTGTCCCTGGGTACTTCCAGATCACTTCAGGCATAAGGATGACACCAATTGCTGGCGGCCCAGCAGGATACGAAAATAACGAGATATTCAACAGTTACATTTTCTTTACAGAGGACAACCACAATCAAATATACTATGAAGATGAAGACCGATACATCAACATTGTCGGTAGCCCTCACGCTTCTTTTTCCAGGGCGTTCACAATGAACTGGAATCCAGAGAACTTTGGCGGACCCTTCCTTTTGAGGGCCACCGCCCAGTTCAAGACGTATTGGTTAGCCGAGGCGTGGAGCGATGGCAATACATGGGCATGGAACAATATGCCAGACAGAGTACCGGGAAGTGGACAACTTCACGCCGAGTTCGTTGTCGATGCCTCACCGGCCGATCGCACAAATACTACTCAGGACTTGCTGAGGGACGACAGGGTCGGACTCATGACTTCTGTGCTTCTACCAAAGAAGACGCGAGTGGCCGGCTTGGAATACGCCATCGAGATATATCTTGAGAAGATACTATTCTCGAGCGCGTCCACTATAATGGGTGGAAGGTGGAACACGCAAAACGCTGACGTTAGCGGTTTCAATCAGTGGCCCTGGCAAAAAATGATAATACCGGGTGCGAATCAATTACAGAGCAGGACACAGTGGTTCAGTACGTTAACCGAAGCGCCGTTTTTTTCACCTATGGTGAAACCTACTTATTAAGGGGGGTACTATGCCGACCGTATACAATTGGAATCAGATCTTTGGAGATCTTGGCAAGCTGGTAAAGGTAAGCGACGATATTGACGGATTCATTGCCATACTGGAGGCCAGGGAAGCCGAGTTCCATGGCCAGTACGACGACGACTCCGAAGACCTGGCGTTCCTGAACCAGGGCCTGACGGCGTTGTTGAGCTTTGAGAATCTGTATGGTGGCAACATCACGACGGTCGCCGGCCTGATGACCACGTACATGAACAGCATCATGAAGGTTAAGATCCAGTCAGCATACAGCACGGCGGACGACACCATCCTGTTGCTTATCGACAGAATGAACGAGGGCGGCTTAGTCTATGGCGGATCGGGCGAAACGATCGAGGGCAACTTTGTCAGCATCGTTCCAGAGTCAGCCGAGTCTGGCGACAGCTTTGATCAGGTGTCCAGCTATTCATATCTAAGGGGCTTGACCAACTCCGTGGTGGACGCGAACCGGCGTCTCTACATTGAAGTGGTCGCCCTGGGCGGTGGTCAGTTCCGCCTGGATCTGTACAAGGACGCGGCGCGAACCATCAGCGACTTGGTTGGTCACTCTGAGATCTACACCGCCGAAGGTTGGGTCGAGATCTCCCCGGACAACTCAAGCGGCCTACGCGGCCAGCTACTGATCGACAGCGTGGTCGGTGCGGACGTTGGCATACAAGTTGAGTTCTCGTGGCGTGGAAGCCAGACAGGAGACGGCGACATCGCCACATGGTACGCGACACAGATGGCCATCGACGACGACATCATCCTGACCTGTGAGGGTGCCGGAACGCCAGGGTCTGAAACGTGGCGCGTTCGCTCCAGGGTCAGGGGTCTGATCGGTGGGTCCTCCGGGCTGATCACCACGGGTGAACCGTTCCCCGGCGACGTTCAAGATCTCGCCGGCTTTGGCATTCAGATCGATGCCGGCAGTACAGACTTTGAGGTCGGCGACACGTTCGAGTTTAGCCTGGCGTCTGATGACAACGGTCTGTTTCAGTCGTACTTCCGGACACACTTCACGCGGCCGCTTCCCGACGTCTTGGACGGTACCGAGACGATCCCGGACAGCCTGGCCGAGTAAGAATCGGGTACGGTCCTCGAGAGGTCCGGCTGTCACGCCGTGGCCTGGCTGATCGGGGACCGTCCCCCCCAAATATCAATTTCGGGCGCCTGGCATAGGGTGCCCCCGTCAGCCACCCCTTGACCGTGACCCATTACACCCCCATATTCAACCCTGGGCAATCTGAGGGCAAGTTGCCTCGTGGTGCCTCCGTGGCCCTGATACTCTACGACCTCAGGCATTTCGGCCCTAGTATGACCTAATATGACCCAAGAAGGCTTGACACCCCCAGGGGAAAGCGTATACTTAGGCATGGTAAAGAACGAGGCAACCAATACGGAGGGCAGGGAAATGGCGGAGGAGAAATCGGTGTACCTGGATGTGTTGAAGAAGGCACAGAAATATTTGGCGGGTTATGACTGGGATAAATCGACAGTAGGGATCTCGGTTATGTACTTTGAAGAGACGCATGGAACAGAGAGCCTTGCTGCAATGGGTCGGTTCATCAAGTGGGCTGAGAGCGTAGGCAAGGAAATCGGATGGATTGCTGCAACCCTTGGACACGATCTCAACGGATGCCAAGATAAGACGATGTGTCCTAGAACATCTTCATATTAATTATGAGATCACAAACAATACCGGCACCACTCAAGAACAAATTTCCAGAGGCACGTATCGAAGTGTTCGGTGCGCGTCACTGGAAGGTTATTCAGATCACAAATGAAATCGGCGTCCAGTTGCAGATAGTGGACAAGACGGACAAGGCATACCGAGTGATCACGGGTTGCACTGGCTTCAATCAGTATGAGCGCCAGCACGCATGGGTTCCGAGGAATCGTTGCAACATATTGACGGACGGATCACGAGACAATAATTTTGTGATAGGCGTTCCACGTTGGTGGGCCGCCCAGAAACTGAACTATTACGGAAGGAGATGAGGACATGGCAAAGATATGTTATGTGCCGAAAAATTTCAAGGCGGGAAGTCTGTCAATCATCGCGCACGCCAACGCTGTCATAGATGACTACACAGAACAGGGGCTGTCTCTGACGTTGCGGCAACTCTATTACAGGTTTGTGGCGGCGGATCTCATCCCGAACAAGCAAAGCGAATACAAGAGGCTTGGCGGCATCGTCAACGATGGCCGGCTGGCTGGCCTCATCGACTGGGAAGCCATAGAGGATCGTGGTCGTAGTCTCAACACAATGTCACACTGGAGTTCCCCGTCCGACATCATCAGGAGCGCGGCGCGAAGTTACGCGATCGACAAATGGCAGGACCAGGAGTACCGGGTCGAAGTGTGGGTTGAAAAGCAAGCCCTTGAGGGCGTCATCCTGAGGGCATGTGAGCCGCTTGACGTTGAGTGTTTCGCGTGTAAAGGGTACACCAGCCAGTCGGAGATGTGGAGGGCGGCACAGCGTTTTTCGGGCTACAACAATGACGGCCAGACCCCGGTCGTGATCCACCTTGGCGACCATGACCCGTCCGGCATAGACATGACCCGAGACATCAACGACAGACTGGGGTTGTTCGGTATGCCAATGGAAGTCAAGCGCATTGCGCTCAACATGGATCAAATCGAAGAGTACGGACCACCACCCAACCCGGCAAAGCTGACAGACTCCAGGGCGGCGGGATACATTGGCGAGTACGGGTCCGACTCCTGGGAGCTTGATGCGTTAGAGCCAACGGTACTCGACACGCTGATTCAAGATACCATCAAGTCATTCTGTGACATGGACGCATGGCGTGACATGGAAGTGCGTCAAGAACACGAACGGGAATCGCTCAATGATGTTTCTGCCAACTGGGGCGACGTCATCGAATCACTGGCTGATGGCGACACGCGCCCTTGACAAAGCGGGAACCCTGGGTATAATGTCCCAGGATGACATCAAAGGGAGTATGAAAGGCATGGACGAAAAGCTGAAATCAGTGGAACAGGCGGCGGATTACTTTGGCGTGAAGGCGCGCCAGATCCGGCGCTGGATACATGACGGCAAGATCGAGATCACAAGGCTGGCGTCTGGTGGCGTCCGCTTTACACAAGAACAACTGGATCGGTTCACGCACTGTGAACTGGGTGAAAGCAAATACTGCAAGAGGTAATATGATCACAAAAATGATTGGGCACTTGGTTCTCACTTCTTATTTTCTACACCCGGGGAATCCCTGGCGTCAAGTTATGGTTGCCCAATCGTTCTTGACAAACGGGATTCCCCACCTCTCTATGGAAGGGGGTGAGATATGAGTTGGCAACTCGGCGGCGTTACCGTTCCTTGTGATGATGGGTCCAGCATCGACGTTGAGATCAGGGTGTTGGTTTTAGAGGATGGACCGAGCGAAGTTGTGATTTTGTCACCGGACAACCTGGCTCCTGAAGGACAGGAAGAGGTCACCAACATGGTGTACTCCGGAGACTGGGAAAGATATTGAAAGGGGCCGTGATGGGCAACCTATTTGTAGACGCTGTATCTACCACCGCGTATTTCAAGGGTGGTATCTATGGATTCCAGGGGTCGGGAAAGACGTACACGACCGTGGAATTGATGATCGGATTGCATAAGTACTTGAAGTCCGACAAGCCGATTTATTTCCTGGACACAGAGACGGGTTCTGACTGGGCGATCCCACGCTTCAAAGAGGCGGGTATCGTTCTCCGCGTCGCTAAGTCCAGGGCATTTGCTGACTTAATGACCGGCATCAAAGAAGCTGAGGAACATGGCTTCGGGCTGATCATTGACTCAGCTTCACATTACTGGCGCGAACTGATGGAATCGTTCCAGCGGAAACTGAAGATCAAGAAGTTGCAGATCTATCACTGGACGCCGATCAAGCAGGAATGGGGCTTGTTCACAGAGGCGCTAGTCAATAGCAAGTTGCATGTCATGGTTGCCGGCCGTGCGGGTTGGGACTACGACATGGAAGAAAACGAAGACGGTCACAAGGATCTGATCAAGACCGGCACGAAGATGAAGGCCGAAGGCGAGTTCGGATTCGAGCCGTCCCTTGTTCTGGAGATGCAACGTATCCGAATGACCGAGTCTGGTATTGAGGTCGGCGCGACAAAGGGCAAGGGCCGACAGAGCGCCAAGATCGGTGACCGTGTCGTTCATCGTTGCCACGTCATCAAAGACAGGCGCATGGATGACAAGTCAATGGATGGTCAGGCGATCGACAACCCAAGTTTCGCGGACTTCATGCCGCATATTGAAGCCTTGAACTTTGGCGGTGACCACCTGGGCATCGATACCGATCGCAACTCTGACGACATGTTCGAGCGCGATGGCGGCGACTCTTACCGAGAGTGGAAGGTCACCCGTGAGGTTCTTCTGTCTGATTTGAAGCAACTCATGATTGACACGTTCCCCGGAAAGACCGGGGCTGATACCAAGGCCAAGGCGGACATGATCGAGATCGCCGTCGGGACCAGGAACTGGGAACGGATGGATAAGTTCCACCGTGAGTATACCAATGATGTCATAGCCAAGGGCATTGAGAAGCTGAAGGAAGAACTACCCGCTTACCTCAAGAAGCGGGCCAAGGCTGAGAAGAAATAGAGAGAGCCGCCCTCGGTCTGGGACACTGGGCCGGGGGCATCAGGGATTATTGACAATTTGGTGACAGTGTGGGTCCTCAGGAATGGGAGTGCTACAGTAGGTATACCACTGGGACTGCTACACCCCGGCCCACACTCTCGCCGTAACGAAAGGAGAGGCAACCACATGAGTAACGACCCGGCGGCACAAGGGGCGAAGGAAGTACAGGACAAGATCAACGAGACGGGCTGTACCGGGCTTGATGCCGTCAACCAGATCACGGACGGCCTGACCATGGAAGCGTTGGTCGCCGCTGATGTTCCTGAGGTCAAGCTCGTCTGGAATGGCAATGAGATTGTCTTTGCTGATGAGCCGAACAAGGGCGTTGCTGGCATAGCCCCTGGCTCAGGCGACTCTCTCGGCGAGTTGTTAGTCTACCGCTATAACGCATATCATGATTGCCTCAAGCGGATTAAACAGTTGGAGGATACTTTCCGCCATTGTCACGATGCCCGAGGCCAAGAGGATATTGATTGGTGTGCCAAGTGCGGGTTGAACCTTAGAGATCCCGTACACCACGCCAAGAAAGGAGAATAGCATGGACGAGATTCGAGAGGGAGACATTTACAGGATTAAATTCAATGAAGCGAACCACACCTATTCACACCATTGCTTCGAAAACCAGCTTCACGCCGAAAGAAAGGGCGACGGCTGGGTGTTCGCCGATAGATACTGGCACGATAAGAAGAATCGGTTCTCTGAGGAACGCATCGCAGAACTTGGGGAGCTTGAATTGATCTGCAACACCAACGACATCGAGAGCGCGCATCGTCACGACCTCAAGAGATACAAGCAGGACGATATCGTCTGGCTCACAAGTCAACACGGGTGTTGCGAATCGTGCCGCGCTGCATACACCAGGAAGGGCGCGCAGATAGACAAGGAAACCATCCTGGCTGATATTCGCAATGAATTGGACGGAGAGAAGCACAAGCAACGGTGGGCGGCTCGAAGAATTACGCAACTGTCAGAGGCAAAAGCCCAGGTCGAGGGCGGCGATCTGAAGGCCCACTATTGAACCGGAGGGGGTAAGCATGAGACAAGCAAAGCTGAAGTTCGAGAAGGAAGGCGGCGTGATCCCGTTCGATCCGAACGTTCCAGATCCGAAGGAACGGCCCAGGCTGTCGAAGCAATGCAAGATAGTCCTCGATCGCTTGAGGTCTGGGCCGGCTACGAACTACGACCTGGCCGCGATCGCGCTCAAGTACAGCGCCAGGATCAGCGATATCAGGCGCGCCGGCATAGCGGTCCAGAATTTCAAGAGAGGATCTCTGAGTCTATTTCAATTGACGCCCTTGTGCATCGAGTGCCTTAGCGCACACGGCCACTGGGATTATCGCGTCGCATCGTACAGGTGCCGTGGCTGTGGTAGGTTCATGAAGCCAGAGGACATGGGCAAGGCAACAGCATGACGGTAAAACGGAAAGCTTGACAAGGATATGAGAGGTCACTATCATGATCGGTATGGCAACTACTACAGGAAGACGATCATGGTATCAACAAGGTTAGCCCCCCGCGAGTTCCATCAAAGACTTCCTGTTTTTGTGGTTGCCGCTCAACGGGGGCGTCTTTATTTAAGGGCAACCAAATGATCAAAGCCTATCAGATCGTAGACTGGGACGAACACTTCGAGAATCACAAGAGTCGCATTCTAAAGAACCTGAACTGGTTTCCGTGTCCGAACCAACACGACGGTGACGGGTACACGGATCTAATGAGTCAGGACAACCCGGCCGAGTTGTTTTCCGCATGGATCTTGATGGTTCAGGTCGCGTCCAAATGTGACCCTCGAGGGCTGTTGATTCGGAGTGGAAAACGGGGCGCCTTGGTCGCTCACGATGCGGTATCATTATCCAGGATCACCCGCTTGCCGGCGGATCATTTCACCAATTCCTTCGAAATCCTGATTGACATTGGCTGGCTGGAGCAAGTAGAGTATTCCCTAGAGGATGGCGCTATCCGGCGCTTGAACGGCGGTGGAGCGGCGACGAAAGAAAGAACAGAACAG